GATATTATTGAACAAGTTATTAGGACAGGTTCAGGCACTACTCAAAACGATATTAATATTAACCGGATCTCAGCTCCTACATGGGGATTAATACCTAATAAAAATAGTACAGGTAAACCAATACAAGTGTGGGTAAACAGACAAGTGACTCAACCTACTATTAATGTATGGCCTGTACCTGATACAAACGACTATACATTTGTATATTGGAAATTAAAAAGATTAGATGATGCGGGTACTGGGGTTAATACTCAAGAAATACCATTTAGGTTTTTACCTTGTTTAGTTGCAGGATTAGCGTATTATTTAAGTTTAAAAATACCAAACGCTGGTGATAGAACTCAGTTTTTGAAACAGGAATATGAAGAACAGTGGTTATTAGCATCTACTGAAGATAGAGAAAAAGCTGACTTAAGACTTGCACCCCGTTACCAGCATATATAGGAATTAAACATGGGACGAAGGTATACGTCAGGTAAACACGCAATCGCAGATTGCGATAGATGTGGGTTTCAGTACAAACTAAAAGAGCTAAAGTCTTTATATGTTAGAACAACAGACACTCATATAAAAGTTTGTAAGAATTGTTGGGAACCAGACCACCCACAAAATATGCAGGGTATGTACCCTGTTGACGATCCACAAGCTGTTCGAGATCCAAGACCTGATACAAGTTTTGGTGTTACAGGAGCTGAAAGTAGTCGTGTAATACAGTGGGGTTGGGACCCAGTAGGATTAAATAATCCTTTACAACTAGAAGGGTTAGAAGATGATTTAGAAGCACAAGGACAGGTAGGAACTGTTACAGTAACAACAACTTAGGAGTATAATAATGAACAAAGATAGAAAAGGATGTAAACCGAGCTATAAGCAACCAGAAATGGTAGCTACACCAAACACAGCTGGCTATCCTGAAAAGGACGTTAAAACATCTGGTGTTAAAATCAGAGGTACAGGCGCTGCTACAAAAGGTACAATGGCTCGTGGCCCAATGGCATAAGGATAGGTAATGAACTATACAGAACTAGTAGCAGCAATTGAGTCATATACTGAAAACCAATATAGCACTACTGATATAAATACATTTATACAGAATGCGGAACAGCGTATTTATAATACTGTTCAACTGCCTGATTTGCGTAGAAATGTTACAGGTACTATGACTACAGGAAATAAATATTTTAGTCTTCCTAGTGATTGGCTATCTACATTTAGTATTGCTGTAATTAATAGTGATAATGAATATACTTATCTTTTGAATAAAGATGTTAATTTTATTAGAGAATCTTTTCCAGATACAGATTCTGGATTTTATGGGCAACCACAATATTATGCAATATTTAGTGATACATCAATGATTTTAGGGCCAACACCAGATGCTGATTACAATTCCGAGCTACATTATTATTACTATCCTGAAAGCATTGTTACTGCTGGTAATACTTGGCTTGGGGATAACTTTGATACTGCTCTTTTCTATGGATCATTACTTGAAGCAGCTGCTTTCATGAAAGAAGATTCAGATACAGTTACACAATATACTGCAAGGTATTCAGAAGCTATGCAGTTATTACAAAATTTAGGTGAAGGTAAAAATAGACGAGATGCTTACAGAAGTGGGCAAGAAAGGATACCGGTTCGATGAATTTAGAACAATTAGATTTAGGTAACATTGATTTTGAAGTACATACAACAAGTGGTCGAGGTCATACTCCAGAAGAGTTAGCTGATTTTGCACTAGATAAAATTATGTACGTCAGCAAGGATGCAAACCCTTTAATTAGGGATCAAGCAGAAGCTTTTAAGGGCTACATTAGACAAGTGCTAGTGAAGTACTTAAAACAAGCGGTAACATCTGACCGCACAACTTTAGCGAATAAACTGCGTCAAGCAGGGCATTCAGATTTAATTAAAATTTTGGAGATATAAAAATGGCAATTTCTCAAGCAATGTGTACGTCGTTTAAAGTTGAGTTGCTTAGTGGCGGTCACAACTTTAATACAACTAATTATGCACGAAGTGTAAATACAGCAGATACATTTAAAATAGCTTTGTATACATCATCAGCAACATTAGATGCGTCTACAACAGCATATACAGCATCTAACGAAGTATCAGGTACAGGTTATACTGCAACTGGTAATACACTTACTATTTCACAAGTACCAACAAGCACTTCTACTACAGCGTGGTTAGACTTTGCAGATACTACATGGTCATCAGCTACAATCACTGCTAATGGTGCTTTGATTTACAATGATACAAACGGTGATACTGCTGTTGCTGTGTTAGCTTTTGGTGGAGATAAGACTTCAACTGCTGGGGACTTTACAATCGTTTTCCCAACAGCTGATTCAACAAGCGCTATTATTAGAATCGCTTAATTAGGAGCGGTTAATGGCTTCGTCTACTAGCTACGTAGGGTGGGGTAGAAATACCTGGTCATCGGGTTCCTACGGTTCACCTATGATAGAGGTCTTTGTAGACGCTGTGTCTGCAACTGCAACGCTGGGCGACGAAACTGTAACTGCAGATGCTAATGTAACTTTAAGTGGAGTATCTGCAACTACTCAGTTAGGTACAGCAACTACTGTAAGCAATAATAACTTATCTGTTACGGGTGTTAGTGCTACTGGGGCTATAGGAAATTCGACTGTTACAGTTGTTTATAACGCAGAAGTTACTGGTGTTAGTGCTACTGGGGCTGTAGGCACTCAAAGTTTAATAACTAACAACAATATATCTGTTACTGGGTTAGCAGGTACTACACAACTTGGCACGGAAAGTGTAAATACAGATCAAAATATTTCTGTGTCAGGTGTATCCGCTACAGGTGAAACAGGCACAGTTGGTATTGATGTAGCTTATATAGGTTGGGGTGCAGGTCCTTGGAGTGAAGGTCCGTGGGGCACAGATACAATATTTGTTCTTGTCAACGGAGTTAGTGCAACTGCAACATTAGGTGACGAAACTGTAACTGCAAATGCTGATGTAAGTGTAACCGGTCTTGCTGGCACAACACAACTCGGCACAGCATCTGTTGAAACAGATCAAGTTATATCCGTTACAGGCGTTAGTGCTACCGGGGCTGTTGGAGACGTTGATGTTACAATTGTCTTTAGTATAGATGTTACCGGTGTTAGTGCTACTGGAGCTTCGGGCACTGTAACAACGATAACTAACAACAATATATCTGTTACTGGGTTAGCAGGCACTATGCAGTTAGGTACTGCAACTGTTACAGGTGATGCTAATATAACCGTTACTGGAGATGTAGGAACCACAGCGTTAGGCACTATATCTGTTGAAACAGATCAAGTTATATCTGTAACGGGTGTTGTTGGTACGATGGCACTTGGTACCGCTACTGTTGATGCAAAAGCTAATGTAACAGTTACAGGCGTTCTCGGTACTATGCAGTTAGGTACTGCTACTGTAGACGCTAAGGGTAATGTTTACCCAACAGGGGTTTCTGGCACAGGCGCTGTTGGAAACGGAAGATTTACTTTAGTGTGGGGCGATATAGATACCTCACAAACACCAAACTGGCTACCAATAGCCGCGTAAAGGAATACATATGATAGTTGAAGCAAAAACATTAAAAGATGGTACAATAACAAATAAATATGAAACGCATTTAGAATGTGCAAATTGTGGCATGGAAGTTGATGCCGAAGAATATAATTCAGGAACCTGCTCTGATTGTGGTGCCGCGTGGAATGGTAAAAAACATACTTCTATCCACGTTACAAGTGTACCTGCAAGCGGCCAAACATCATAATAGGAGAAATTTAAAATGCCAAGTACATATTCAGACTTGAAAATTGAGTTAATTGCTACTGGCGAACAATCAGGAACTTGGGGTACCACAACAAATACAAACTTAGGTACTGCTCTTCAAGAGGCTATTACAGGCTCAGCTGATGTAACATTCGCAAGCGGACAAGTAACTCTAACACTAACAGATACAAACGCATCTCAGACTGCTCGTAACTTAAGACTAAATTTAACGGGTACTTCAGGTGGCGCACAAAACTTAGTTGTTCCGGCTATTGAAAAACTATATTTAGTTAATAATGGCTGTGCAGATACAATCACAGTTAAAAACTCAACTGGCACAGGTATTGGCGTTCCTGCCGGTAAATCTATGTTTGTATATAACGATGGCTCTAACGTTGTTGATGCAACAACTCATTTAAGCTCATTGACTTTAGGCACAGATTTAGCTGTAGCCGATGGTGGTACAGGTGCTTCTGATGCAGGTACTGCTAGAACTAATTTAAGTGCAGCGGCTTCAGGTGCTAACTCTGACATCACTTCTTTATCAGGTTTAACTACCCCATTATCTGTAGCACAAGGTGGTACAGGTGCTGCAACTCATACTGCAAATGCGGTATTAATTGGGGAGGGTATAGGAGCTATTACATCAGTGTCTCCAGGTACATCAGGTAATGTTTTAACGTCCAATGGTACAGATTGGACATCTGCAGCGGCAGCAGCTTTTGACTCAGGCACATTGATGTTATTCCAACAAACAGCAGCACCAACAGGCTGGACTAAATCATCAACACACAATAACAAAGCGTTACGAATAGTTTCTGGTACAGCAGGCACAGGTGGTACAGTAGCATTTACTACTGCGTTTGCTTCAAAAACACCAACAGGTAGTGTAACCATTACAAGTGTGACAGGTAGTGCTGGGGCAACAACTCTTTCAACACCTCAAATTCCATCTCACAGTCACTCATACACTAG